AAACGAAACTGATGACCATTGCGCCTATGTTATTTACTGGTACGTGGAAAAGCTTGGCAAGGATGGTCAGAAGGTCAAGCGCATTCAGGTTTGGGATAAAGCCCAGACCTATTTTTATTGCCAAGTAGGCGATGGCAACATTGAGCTTGACGGCAGCAAAGAGTTCAATCCCCGCCCACATATCATTTACAAGAAGGACGGCAATGATGCTGCTATCTACTATGACAGCTTCGGTTTTATCCCATTTTTCCGTATGGACTACAACCGAAAGCAAGTCAGCGCATTGAAGCCAATCAAGGACATCATCGACAGTTACGACCTCATGAATGCAGGACTTGCCAATAACATTCAGGACACCAACGAAGCCCTGTACGTTGTGAAGGGCTTTGAAGGCGATAACCTTGATGAGTTGCAGCACAACATCCGTACCAAGAAGCATATCGGCGTTGCTGAACAGGGTGATGTGGAAATCAAGACCCTTGACATCCCATATGAAGCCCGGAAGGTGAAAATGGAGATCGACGAAAAGAACATCTTCCGCATGGGCATGGCTGTTAATACTGAGGGCTTGCGGGATACCAATGCAACCGTCAGCGTGGCTATCAAGAGCGCATATACGCTGCTTGAAATGAAGGCAAACAAGCTGGAAACCCAAATCAAGCTGTTTATGCGTAAGCTGCTGAAGGTTGTGCTGGATGAGATCAATGCAGAGAATGGAACCGACTATCAAAACAAGGATGTCTATTTCCGCTTTGACCGCCAAATCCCCACGAATGCCCTTGAAAACGCTCAGATTGAGCTTACCGAAGCACAGAAGCGGCAGGCTGAAATCAATACCATCCTGAACCTTCAGGGACGGCTGGATGATGAAACGGCTATGCAGCTTATTTGCGAACAGCTTGATATCGACTACGAAGAAATCAAGGACAAGTTGCCTGATCCTGAAGCGGATGTGATGGCACAGGCACAGGCTGCGCTGAACGCTGCACCTATTGAGGGTGGTCTGATTGAATAAGGCAGAAAAGGCTGTAGAGCAGGCGAAATTGGACAGGGAAAAGGCAGTCCTGAAGGAACTGGAATCACATTACGAATATGCCTTGAAGGGCATTAACGAACGTTTGAGGGTGTTGCAAGCCGCACCCGAAACACAGTCCAACGTGTACCACATCCAGTACCAAAAGACCATGCAGAAGCAGGTGGCTGACATCCTTGCAAACCTTCGTGCCAATGAGTACAACACCATTGACCAGTATATGCATGATGCTTATACCACGGGTTATGTTGGTACGATGTACAGCCTTCACAATCAGGGTATGCCCCTGACGATCCCCATCAATCAGGATGCTGTTGTAAAGGCTGTACAGCACAATACAAAGCTGACATCTCCCCTATATGATGAACTGGGCATCGACACAAGGAAGATGCAAAAGAACATCAACAGGGAGCTTTCAAGGGGCTTGTCCTCCGGCTTGACCTATGATGAGATTGCAAGGAACATCCGCAACACTACCAAAGCCCCGCTTGCAAGGGCAAAGCTGATTGCAAGGACGGAAGGACACAGAATCCATGAAGAATCCTCCTATGATGCAGCCGTTGCGGCAAAGGCAGAAGGCGCAGACCTTGTAAAGCAATGGGATGCGACCTTGGATGGTGATACCCGTCCCAACCACAAGCAGCTTGACACGCAGATCAGGGAGCTTGAAGAACCCTTTGAGGTTGGAACCTTCAAGCCCATGCATCCGGGTGACTTTGGTACTGCCGGGGAGGATTGCAACTGTAGGTGTGTAAGCCTGAAACGTGCAAGGTGGGCGTTGGATGAAGCAGAGCTTGAGGAAATGAAGGAACGTGCAAAACAATTCGGGCTTGACAAGTCTGATGAGTTTGCAGAGTTTGAAAAGAAGTACCTGAAAGCATCTGAGGAAGAAGGCAAAACGGCTCCTGTTCCCCAAAAGGCAGACGATGCGAAACCCACACAACAGCCGGGTGGAAAGGCTGTACCTGCGGCGAAGAATACCCCGGCAAAAACGCCACAAACCATTGAAAATTCAGGGGAAAGTGGTATAATGGAAGTGGAACTTGACGGTCTTGTTCCTTGCTTGGAAGATGCAAAAACTGGCGAACGTTTTGACACGACTGTTCATAAAATAACGGACAGAAGCGCATTGCGTCAATTCAACGAAAAGAACGGCTGGTTCATCGACTGGAACAGGGTTCCGCAAGACTGTACTGTATGTGCATTAACCCTTAAAAACGATGATGCGGTACAAGGTATGGTGGCATATAGAATAGACCATAACAATTCGGCTGCGTTTTGTCATTGGGTTGTATCCGCACCACATAACCGTGGAAAAGATAAACAATTCACAGGCGTTGGCGGTCACCTGTTCGCTGTTATAGCTGATGCTTCGGAAAAGGCAGGATATGGCGGCTTCCTTTACGGTCAAGCAACAAGCAAAGAAGTGCTTGAGTATTACAAAGATGTGTTTGGTGCTACACAGCTTGATGGGCTTAGATTCTTCATTGATGAAGAAGCGGCACACAGGATACTGGAAACTTATAACTTTGATAGGGAGGACGAATAACGTGAATGAAGGCAAAGAAAAACTTCGTGAACAGCTTTTTGGTCTTGATGACATTGTGACTGATGGTGTGTATTGCGTTGCTCCGACCGAAGAAGATATGAAGGTCTTTCTTGAACACGCCAAAAAGCGCAAAGAACAGCTAAAAAAGAAAAGCGAAAAATAAAGCACCCTGCACCCGCACGGTGCTTTTTCTATGCCTTGAAAGGGGTGCTACCGTTGCAGCGGTAATGCATAATTGAACACCTGATAACAAGCAACTATTCGGAGATTCCGAACGGTTGCTTTTTTAATGCCCAAAAACGAAAGGAGAATGGAACTATGATTGACTGGAAGGCAAAGCTGACCTCCCGCAAGCTGTGGGTGGCGGTGTCCGAATTTGTGGGTATGCTGCTGGTTGCCTTTGGCATGGCGCAGGATACTGTAACGCAGGTGGTTGCGCTGATTATGGCTGGTGCTGGTGCGCTGGCTTACATCATCGCTGAAGGTCTTGTGGATGCAAAGGCTGCTGGTGCTGAAACCATCATCCTGCCTGACGATTTTGATGATGATTTGTACGATGTCACAGACGAAGGTGATGAGTACGATGATCGGGAGCTTGATTAACAAGCAAAGGGTAATTGACATTGCATTGGCTGAAGTTGGATACCTTGAAAAAGCCAGCAACAGCCAACTGGACAGCAAGACTGGCAACGCAGGTCACGCCAACTATACGAAGTATAGCCGTGACCTTGCGAATGCCAGTTTTTTCAACGGCAGGAAACAGGGCGTTGCATGGTGCGCTGTGTTTGTGGCATGGTGCTACTTCAAAGCATACGGCAAAGCCGCCGCCCTTTCCCTGCTGTGCCAGCCCACTATAGCGGCGAATAATGCCGGGGCTGGTTGCAAGTACGCAAGGCAGTATTTCAAGGCAAAGGGACAGCTTTACAGCACACCACAACCGGGGGATGTGATTTTCTTCTATTCCGCTGACCGCAGTCAAATCCAGCATCAGGGGCTTGTGTACAAGGTCGATGATAGCAGGGTTTATACGGTGGAGGGGAACACATCCGGCGCATCAGGCGTTGTCGGCAACGGCGGCGGCGTGTGCAAAAAGTCCTATGCCCTGAACTACTCCCGTTTGGCTGGCTTTGGTAGACCCGACTGGGGTACACAGGTCAAAGAAGTTGTCAAGCAGGAAGCACCGAAGCAGACAACCACAGCAACCTTTACCACTTACACGGTGCAGAAGGGTGACAGCCTGTGGAAAATTGCACGAAAGCAGCTTGGTAACGGCAACAAGTACAAGCTGATTCAAAGTGCGAACAAACTTAATGGCACTCTGATCCGGGTGGGTCAGAAAATCAAAATTCCAAAGGGGTAAACGGGGGTGCTTCGGCGCTCCCTTTTCCATACACATTACTTCCGGGGGGAAGGAAAACACCTATTCCAAAACGTGATGCTGCGACCACGTTAAAAGCATAGAAAGGAATTGATAACATGACGATTACCGAGATTTTGAAGGCTAAAGGCGTTAGCGATGAACTGATTCAGGCGATTCAAGCTGATATGAAAACCAATGGTATTTATACGGCAAGCGAAGAAAACCTTGACATCAGGTATGGCAAGCTGAAAACGCAGCACGAAACGACTGCAAAGCAGCTTGAGGAAGCAAACGGTCTGATTGAAACGCTGAAGAAGTCCACTAAGGGTCAAGAGGACGCACAGCAGAAAATCACGGCGTATGAACAGCAGGTTGCCCAGTTGCAGACCGAATTGGAGCAGACCAAGCTGGAATCCGCCATTAAGGTTGAACTGCTGGCGGCAAAGGCTATGGATGTTGACTATCTGACCTTCAAACTCAAGGAAAAGGGCGAACTTGCCCTTGACGAAAACGGCAGCATCAAGGGCTGGGACGATAAGCTTGCTGGTCTTAAGACCCAATTCCCCACCCAGTTTGAGGGCGAGGGCAAGAAGCAGGTAATTGAAAACAAGCTGCCGAGCAATGGTGGCAATGGTGATGGCATTACCAAAGAAACCTTTGCCAAGATGGGCTATCAGGAACGCCTGAAGGTTTATCAGGAGAACCCTGAAGCATACAAACAGTTTACCCAAAACTAACACACAAAACGAAAGGAAATGATTCAAAATGGCAAATCAGACTACTATGATCGCTGACCTCGTTAATCCTCAGGTAATGGCTGACATGATTTCCGCAAAGGTTCCCGCCAAGCTGGTTGTGGCTCCCTTTGCCAAGGTTGACACCACCCTTGCTGGCATTCCCGGCAACACCATTACTGTTCCCCAGTACGCTTACATCGGTGACGCTGTGGACATTGCTGAAGGCATTGCCGCCGAAACCGTGAAGCTGGCAACTTCTACTACTGATGTGACCGTCAAGAAGGCTATGAAGGCTGTTGAACTGACTGACGAAGCTATCCTGTCCGGCTACGGCAACCCCGTTGGCGAAACCAACAACCAGCTTGCCAAGGCTATTGCTTCCAAGGTTGACAGCGATGCTATGACCGCCCTTCAGGGTGCGCAGCTTATTTATGACGGTTCCGCTTCTGTCATCAAGTATACTGGCATCGTTGACGCTATTGACCTGTTCGATGAGGAAGTGAACAGCGAAAAGGTTATTTTCGTCAATCCCAAGCAGGTTACCCAGCTTCGCAAGGATGCCGACTTTATTTCCGCTGACAAGTATACTGGCGATGTGGTGATGACTGGTGAGATTGGCAAGATTGCCAATTGCCGTGTTGTGCCTTCCAAGAAGGTTGTGCTGACTGACGGCACTTATCCCTGCCCCATTGTCAAGCTGAACAATGATGCCGAAGCTGAAGAGGATGCCGCCGCCCTGACCATCTATCTGAAGCGTGATACCAACGTTGAAACTGATCGTGTTTCCCTTGCCCGTAAGACCGACATTTCCGTTGATAAGCATTACGCTGTTGCCCTGTCCAACACTTCCAAGGTTGTGCTGGCTAAGTTTAAGGCGTAAGGGGCTGATACCCTATGATTATGACCGTTGAGGAACTGAGAACGTTTATCACAACGGATGAAACCGATGCTGTGCTTGCCGTATGGCTTGAAGCAATGGAAAACATGATCCAAGGGTACACCAACAACAACTTCCATCGGTATCGGGTGGGCGATTCTATCGCCTACCCTGCCGATGTGAAGATGGGCGTGGTGAACTTGATTAAGTGGGAACTAGGCAACCGGGACAAGGTTGGCATTGCTTCCGAAAGCATTTCCCGCCATTCTGTGACCTATTCTGACATGACCGCAGGAAATACCATTGCAGGCTATCCTGCCGCCCTTATGGGCTTTCTGAAGCCCTATATGAGGGCAAGGTTTGGACAGGGGTTGATGGCATGATTGGCGGCAACATGAATGCAACCCTTCAAATCAGCAAGCCCACCAAAAACGCAATTGGTGAAACCGTGGTCGAATGGCAGAACGTGCAAACGCTGCGGGGCTTCCTTGACCTGTCCAGCGGTGACAGCCGATATAACAGCTACCATGCAAAGGTACAGGAATCAACCCATGTTTTCATCGGTGATTATGTGCGTTTGGCTGACGGTGTAAAGGCTGAAAACAGCCGTATGTTGGTTGATGGGCTTGCCTACGATGTGACCTTGATTGATGACCCTATGGGGCTGCATAAACACCTTGAAATCTATCTGAGGTTCACGGGAGGTCAGTAATATGGCTGGCAACTTTGAATTTCATGATTACAGCGTACAAGTTAAGGACGCTATCAAGGCGGCTTGTGGGTCTTGGTTGGATGAGGTTTCGGATGAGATCGAATCCCAAATCAAGCGGAACGTGAGCATGGAGGGGTGGACGAACAGCGAACGCACTTCCCTGCGGGACAGCTACGGCAGCGTTGTAGACAAGGAAAACGGTAAGGCGTACATCGGCAGCGACCTTGTGCAAGCCTACTGGGAAGAATGGGGTACCGGTTCCCATGCTGACACGGCGAAGAATGGCGGCAAACAGGGCAGACAGGATTGGTGGGTGTATGTTTCAGACCGTGTAAAGCCGGAAGGTGAAGCTGAAAGCACGCATTACAAAAGCCAAGAACGTGCAGAAGCTGTTGCACAGGGAATGCGTGAAGATGGGCTTGATGCCCATGCTTCTGACGGCAGAGAACCCCATTACACGATGGAAAATGCATTTATCAAGACAGCCCCAAGAGCAAAAAGAGATCTTGAGCGCAGGCTGAAAGCCATTGACGGACTGGGCGTAAAAGGCACAAGCGGAGGGGGACAGAAATACGAATGAGCATTGAAGCATTGAAATACCTGCAAGGCTTGCTGGAAAGGATCGGCATCCCCTATGAGCTTGTGAGGTGGAACAGCGGCGAGCCGCCTGACGGCTATTACTTCGTAGGGGACTACATTGAGCATGAAAGCATGACACGGGAAGAAGACGGGCATCAGGAAAGCACGTTCATTTTGCGTGGCTATACCCGTGGATCGTGGATGCTTTTGGAAGAAGCCAAAGCAAAAATCAAAAAGAATATCACCCAAACAGCGATTCTGCCCAACGGCAACGGAATCGCTATTTTTTATGATGCGACAACCCAAGTGCCAACGGGTGATATGGCAGTGAAAAGCATCAAAATCAATCTAACTGTACAGGAATGGAGCGTGGAATAAATGGCGATTGGAACCGAATTTAAGTCCAGCGGTATTACTGCTGAAACCCCTAAGACGGTCATGCTTGGTGCTGGCACTATCCACAAGGGTCTGACTTTTGACGGCGATGCGTGGAACTTTGAAGAGTCCCTCATCTGTGCTACTTCGGGCGGCAGCAAGCTGTCTATTGTGCCGGAATTTTACGATGTGCCTGTTGATGGTGCGCTGGTAAAGGTCAAGGGTCTGACTGTCAAGGTGGGCGAAACTGCCACCCTTGAAATCAATCCTATTGAGCTTAAGCCGGAAATCCTGAAGATGGCTGTTATCGGTGACGAAACTGCATCTGATACGGCTACTGGCTATAGCGAGATCAAGAGCCGTGCCATTATCAATGAGGGCGATTATGTGACCGATTTGGGCTATGTGGGCAAGACCGTTGAAGGCAAGCCCATCATCATTGTCTTTGACAATGCCCTGTGTACCAGCGGTCTTGAGCTTGAGGGCAAGAACAAGGAAGCTGCTGTGCCGAAGTTTACCTTTGAGTGCTTTGCAGACCTTACCCCTGAAGCTGACACCCTGCCTTGGCACATCTATTACCCGACTGAAGCCTAACAACAAGGGCGGGGGAACATTCCCCTGCCCTATCTTTTTAAGGAGGACATAACATGGAAAACATTACGATGCGCAACCTGAACGCCAACGACCTTTTCATGATGATGAAGATCATCAACAAAATCGGCATCAAGGAAGTCAAGGGCTTGATGCAGTCTGCTGAAATCAAGCAGGTACTTTCCGAAAGCGTGAAGGATGGCAAGGTAAACGAGGAAGCTGCGTCTGCCGTTGGTATGCAGGTTATGCTTGAGCTTGCTTGCCTTGTGGTAAGCCATATCCCCGACTGTCAGAGTGAAATCTATGACTTTATTGCAAGCCTGACTGGCATGAAGGTGAAGGATGTTGCTAGCCTTGACATGATCGTATTCGTGGAACTGGTCATAGAAGTGTTCAAGAAGCCTGAATTCAAGGATTTTTTTCAGCGTCTTGTCGGATTGCTCAAGTAGGGGATTTCAGGTTTATTGACCTGATTTTCCAGCGTTACGCAAGCCCTGTTGCACTACTGGACGGCATGATTGCATCCCATCGCCTTTCTGAATTTGTTGAACAGGTGATTGAACTGTACAACGAGGAAAAGAAAGACCAAATGCTGTGGGATATTTGGCTGTACCGGGTGCATGACAAGTCCTATTCGGATTTTGTGGCAAGCGTGGACGGCAGCAAGCGTGAGAAACCGACAGACGAAGAAACGGCGAACATTATCACGGAATCAAGGGGTATCCTTGAGGGATTCAAAGCAGCACCACAAAAAGCGGAATGATAGGGCGTTTCGACCTTCCAATATTGGGAGGGGTGAAGCGTGGAGATTTTCAAAATTTTAGGCACAATCGCCATTGAAAATGAGCAGGCTAACCGTGCGCTTGCCGATACTGCGAACGAAGCAGAGGACGCAGGGAGCAGAACCAATTCTGCCCTTGACGGCATCGGCAGGGCTGCGGTTGGGCTTGGCAAAATGGTTGTGGGTGCTGGTGTAGCTTTGGGCGGTGCGTGGCTGGCTGCAATCGAAGGTACAAGGGAATACCGGGCGCAGATGGGGCTTTTGGATAGTGCGTTTTTGGCTTCCGGGCATTCGTCCACGGAAGCAAAGAACACCTATTCGGAGCTTAACGCTGTACTGGGTGATACCGAACAGGCTGTGGAAGCTGCACAGCATATTGCAAAGATTGCCGATAACGAAAAGGAAATGAACACCTTAACGGAAATCGGCACGGGCGTTTTTGCAACGTTTGGACAGTCTTTGCCCATCGAAGGATTGATGGAAGGTGTGCTGCATACAAGCGAACTGGGCGAAGTGCAAGGCTCCCTTGCGGACGCTCTTGAATGGAGCGGCATCACGGTTGAGGAATTTAACGCAGACCTTGAAAAATGCACCACGGCAGAGGAACGGCAAGACCTGATTGTTAAGACTTTGAAAGATACCTATGGCAAGGCGGCAACACAGTATCAGGCAACCAACAGGGATGTAATAGAAGCCCGGAAAGCACAGGAACGGCTTACAGATGCGTTTGCAGAACTTGGGAGAGTGGGAGAGCCTATTCTGACAGCCGTCAAAAACGCTGTGGCTGATATGGCGGCTGCTGCTGTGCCAAAGCTGGAATCCTTCATACAGAAAATCAAGGATGCAAAGAAATGGTTGAAGGATAACAAAGACACGGTTGACAAGTGGGAAGCTGCCATTGTTGGTGCAACCGTTAGCGTGGCATCTTTTGTGCTGATCCTGAAATGGTCATCCATCATGAGCAAGGCAAAAACCGCCCTGCTTGGTGTTAGAACGGCTGTTTTGCTGCTCAATGCAGCTATGAAGGCTAATATCATCGGCTTGATTGTCAGCCTTGTAATAGGGCTTGTAGCGGCGTTTATAACGCTATGGAAAAACAACGAGGGCTTCCGCAAGTTTTGGATCAATCTGTGGAACAAAATCAAATCGGCTTGCTCAACGGCTGTAACGGGCATCAAAAACAAATTCAACGATTTGAAGGATGCTGCCGGGAAGGTGAAAAAATGGTTTGAGGATATCCGCAAATCCATTGCCGATAAGATCAATGGCGCATGGGATGCGGTGAAAAAGGTTGTTGACAAGATAAAAGGTGCTTTCCCGCTGAAGATGGGCAAGATTTTCAGCAATTTCAAGATCCCCAAAATCAGCGTCAGCGGGGGCAAGGCTCCCTTCGGCATTGCTGGAAAGGGTAAGCTGCCGTCCTTCAATGTCAAGTGGAATGCTGACGGCGTTATCTTCAACAAGCCCACCATCTTCAACACCCGGCAAGGCTTGCAGGGTGTAGGTGAAGCCGGGGCAGAAGTCGTTTCCCCTGTGTCAAAGCTGATGGAATACGTTACGGTGGC